AGATTTTGATATACTACTCATAAGTTTACGAATAGCAATCAAAGTAGCTGTATTTACTCTTGCCAGCTCTCCTGAAGAAAGTGCTAGAATGTCTACAATATTTTCATTATCGGTGATTTGTACATTTAGCTTATCATTTGATACAATAAACTCTAATGTAAATCTACCATCAGAAAGCTCTGCAAGATAACTATTTGCTAGTTCTTCTAGTTCCTTCACTAGATTTTCTATTTTATAAGCAAGTAGTCCATTTGTACTAAAAGCTTTCTTTAAAATCTCTAAACTAGAATCTAAGTCTTTTTGTTGATTTAGCACTTCTTGAGCATCAGTTAGTTTTTTAAGAAAACCATCTGTCTGTGCTTGAATTATCTCAATACGAGTATTTCGTTTTGTTATATTTTCATTTTGTGAAGCAATATCTGCTAACTTTGCTTTCGCCTCTTTTAGACTTAGAGTAACTTCATCCAGTTTTTCTTGCAGTTCTTCAGCATTAAGAATACTAGAGGGTAGAGTATTGTCTATATTTCTAAATAGATCTTCCCACTCTTTCTGTGCGCTAGATAACTTAGTTCTAGCACTGTTATTTACTTTTATCTGACGTATAATGTCCTCATTTGACTCTTTTTCCGAAGCTAAAAAGTCAAGAGTTTTCTTCTCTGCTTGAATTAGCTGATTCTTAAACTCTGCATCTATATTTTGCTCACAAGTAGGACACTTATCTTCTAGTTGCTCAAGCTTTTGCAACATTTTATCAGAAGCTCTTTTGGCTCCTTCTACTTGCCCTATAATAGTCTGATACTTGTCATAAGACTCCATAGCAGGGAGCTTTTCTAGATCAGCCTGTATTTGCTCAATATTTATACCACTCAGCATTTCTTTATACTGATTATTTCTTAGAATTTTTTTATTATTTTCGGAAATATTTTTAAGTTCTACTGAAAGAGAACGGAATGTCTTCTCATCTTCTTCCGTATCAATTTCTAAATTTAATAGTGGTAGTATATTGGTAGCCTCAAGTTTATTGTTTGATAACCATTTTTCAATAGTTGTAATTTCTGAGGATACTTCAATCATCTTATTTGAAGACTCTCTTGATGCTTCTTTAAATATTTCAAATAACTGAACGTACTCTTCCAGCCTTAACAAATCAATTAGAAACTTTTTTCTATTGGTATCTGTCGCGGTAAGAAATTGTAAGCTAGCATTTGTATTTTGATAAACAAGCTGTGAAAAAGTCTTAAAATCTACTCCTAGTATCTCCTGTATACTTTTGTAGGTATTTGTAGCCGTGTGGCTTGATATATCTTCTCCGTCTTCAAGTAAAGCAACTTTTATATTGTTTTTTCTATTTATACGAATTAAATAATTTTTTCCTGACTTATCAAACTCTAACTCTATGTCATATCCATCATTTATATACCTATTTGGTATATCTGCTTTTTTGATGCCTTTTGAGTTTTTGTTATATAAAGCCTCTTCAATAATTAACGGTATGGACGACTTGCCCATACCGTTAGTGCCAATTATTTGAGTAACAGTATTATCATCTAGTTGTAACTCATTATCGGGGCCATAACTGAAACAGTTACTCCACTTGAGCTTTTTTAGCGTAATCATTATACGTTCCTACAATATCCATTACTTTGTTATCGGGTATCTCTAGTATATACTTTAGATACTCTACTAATTCATCTTCCATCGTCATATCTTTTTCTATGACTAGAGATGCTTCTGAGTTCCGTTTTACAACTTTCTTATCAAGTAAATCACTATTTTCTACTGCTGCCAGTTCCTGTATATCACCTTCTATTTCGTAGATCGTATGATGATAGTTTGTTGCTATCATATCAGCCGGATCTTTTACAGTTTTACGAATTAACTGAGGTAATGTAAAAGGCCACCAATTCCACGACCAATCTTTAGGATTGATGAGAAGGTACCCTGTTTCTACTTCTTGTCTATGAAAAGAAGTAGTCATTGGACTGCCTGGATAAACAATATTTCTTTGTGTATTACTGTGTGCGTGTAAGTCTCCTGCAAATACTACAGGAAAATCACTAAAACGATCTAGGTCTACCTCTGGTTTTACGTGTGGAGGGATCTCTCCTCTTACATGAGTAAATAGAGGTTTAGTTGTATCGAAGTGCTCAATACTGTCCTTTCTATGTAAGTCAGCATATGGCAACACTCCGAATCCCAAATCTTCATCAACATAAGAAATATCAACCACATTTACTAATGGGTTGATATCCCTTGATGCTTGTTTTAGTTGTGAAAAGAATGTTCTATTTTTACGAGTTGCTTCATGGTTACCATCGTATACAAGAGTTGGTTTCTTTACTTTTCGTATAAAAGAAAAGTATAAAGAAAGCTCTTCCATTGTAGGTATACGATCAAATAAATCTCCTCCAATAATGTGCATATCACAAGTTTCTGCTTGCTGATGCACTTGATTAAAGAATTCATTGTATCTTTTGGTTGCCCACTCAACTGGGACATTTTTCTGTCCCAGTTTAATGTGCCAGTCAGCCGTAAATAAAATCATGCAATCTTAAACTCGTCTTCAATAGTCTCATCAATTTCATCGCCCGCACTGTCACGGACACGATCTAACAGCTCTTTCTGAGCGTCAGGAGTTGGACGAGGCATAACTTCATCCATAGATTTTAGATCAGCTATGAGTTCCATTTGCTCTTCTGTGAGAGCACGAGTTTTGCACTTAAGTGCTTGTAATTGGTACTCTACATTGTAAGGAAGAGGGCCAGTCTTAACTCGCTTAAATTGAACATCCCATCCAGTCTCTGGATCTGTGGGATCTCCTAAGTCTTCTGCTGCGGTAATAATTTGTTCCCACAACTTCTTCTTAAGATTTACAACTTTGACTTGACCGTTGTCAATACATTGAGTTGCATAGCTCCAACCACATTTTAGATCGGGATAATACTCACGAACCCAATCTTTTTCTTTGTTGTTGAATGCTTCTTTGTTTCTATCAAACGACAAACACTCTAAAGGAATGTTTTTGTCATTTTCACCTTTTACCCAGTATACATACCGAGCAAGAATATCGCCTACAAGACGAAAGCTGTTGTCGCCATCAGTGTACTGAAAGCTGGTAATACTTGATTTTTGTGCAGCACCTTTGTGCTGGTTGAATTTAATCGCCATTAGTGTATCTCCTTTGGATTGACTTCTTCGTAGCGGAAATGAATATGTTCATTACTGTCTACTTTAAGTAGCCTGTTTTGGTCTAGTATTTGTTCTGGATTTAATCCCGGCATCAGAACCATATCAAGGGTTGTGTCCTGAGTCGCGATAAAATCTGCTGCTGATCGTAGAGCGCACAAACTTATGTACTGCGCAACTTCACGATGCCGGTACTTATGAGAATGGTATAGAAGAATATCAGGATGTAGCATGAAACTCATCCCGGAAAAGTCTATCTGCGAATATCTATAGATTGGGTCATACTTGTTCTTTGGCACTTGTTTTTCAACAACCATGCGAAAGATTCGTACAACTTCGACCACACTCCCTTTGGAGTGGTCGTAGATTTTCGGCCAGTCAAATAAGAACATATAGTATACTAAAAATTAACCTTCATGTCAAGAACTATTTTTTTAAAGTTCTTTTATCTTATATCCCTGTTTCATATAGTGACCCATCCTAGTAGAAGCTTGCCTTTTAGCAGTATTCCCTTTAAGATGTATATCTATAATCACTGGGTCTCTTTTATTTTCTTCTTTTCGTATCACTCTACCAATCAATTGAGTAAGAAGAGGCTCATTATTAATTGGTGTCCCAAGAATGAGACAGCTAAGGTTATTGAGTGAGATTCCTTCAGAAAAGATAGCTTGAGTACCGAATAGGACTTTCTTTTTGCCCTCTCTTATTTCAGACATATACTTTTCTCTATCCTCATGCGAAACCTCACCCGTAACACATATTGCATCTTCTCCGACCTGTTCGGCGCATGCTTTCAAAAAATGCACTCGATCGCTTACGACCAATACCTTGTGACCTTTTGCGGCGTAGGCCGCTGCAGTCAAGGATACAGTGTGACGATACTCCTCATTGTTTGCAAGAGCCGTTACACGATTTGCCCAGGGAGTCCTAGCTCCATCCATGAAGCGTACTTCCAAACGAAGAATGTGCACAGTCGGAGGCATAAAGTTTTCTTTCGGGGGTTTATAGACTGTATTACCAAAGTAATCACGAAAGACTACATGTTTGCCGTCTTTTCTTTCTATAGTTCCTGATAGTCCTATCTTATACCTTGCATAGTTTGTATCAATTATTTTTGAAAACGTCGGAGACGAGACATGATGCATTTCATCCAAGATGACTGTCCCAAATATACGACGTATCTCTGGAATATTACGGTAAAGAGTTTGAGTATTGCCAATAACCACAGGGCTAGAAGTATCGAAGCTCCCACTTCCAATAATACTTGGCTTAAATCCATAGACTTTTTCTACCTCTTTTGCCCACTGATTTCTTAGTGGAACTGTGTGGGTTACCACAAGTGTTTTCTGACCAAGCTTGCCAGCTATTGCAAGACCTGTAAAAGTCTTACCCCAACTGACCCACGCGTTAATTATAGCGTTGTCTTCGATTGAATCATAAACAGCCTGTTGACTTTCTCGTAAATCAAACTTGAAGTCAGGAAAGTCAACGGGTTTGTTTTCTCGCTTATCAACT